AGTCGAGAATCTAATTTAATCTCTCCCCCTGTCTCTATCAACCCTGCAAGGAACCTGTCTGCATCCTTGAGCATGATGTTGTATCTCTTGACATCATAGAACAATCCCCTGCCGACCGACTTGCTAAATTGGCCCACTGCCAATATGTCATACAGGAAACCATGTGACTTGATTAGAGATGATATCTCTGCTGCACTGGCTGACACGCCATATGATTTCAATGTCTGAGCATTCAGTGCGCCTCTCTCTATGAGGACATCTTTGCACTTGGCAAGGATGTTCTGCTCCCTCTGCGACAGACGCTCTGTCTTGTCAACCGTCGATCTCCACACCATCTCAGCGTTTTTCTTGCCCTCATCATCTGATGAAGACCAAGACTTAACGAATCTTCTGAATGGCAATTCAAGTCTATTCGTGTGCTTGTTAAGAGCATCATAGTCCAAGTCAGTCATGGGCAACACATCGACCATGGATGGAGAAACGCCGGGGAAGTAATCCAATATTGCCATCTTTTCCATCCTCAACAGATTCTGAATCGAATCAAGTGTCTGAAGGTCATTGGCTTTAATCAGCAAATCCGCAACCTCTCTTCCAGTCATACCATAATTATCCATGAACCAAGATCTGGTGATGGGGACTGGATTATTGGGCAACTCTGTTCCGGGTTGTTCAGGGGTATCTGATTGAGGATTATCCATACCTTCTATCGATGCATCCTGACGGGGATTCGATGGTTTCTGTTTGTTCTTTTCATTGAGTTGCGAGTCATTGTCAATCTGCTGTTCTTCCACAGGGGTTTCTTCAGTGAGGCTTTGTTCAAATTCATTGAATGCATTCGGATCGCCAGAGATGAAACCTCCCACCAATTTACCAACGCCTTCCATCATCGTCTTTCCTGCGAGTCCTGTTTTAGCAGGGCCGATGAATTTATTCAAATCCTCTCCAGATTGAGTCCCCACCATCTTAAGCACATCTGTCAATGATGATACTCCTGTCAACGGGTGTATATACTCAACGTCACGCATCTGCTATCCCTAACCTTTTTTGCCATAGACTGCCATCGAGGATGACTATATTTTCCCTGTATTCCTTAGTAGCCTGAACGGCGAGTGACAATGCCATGACCATATCGTCATGACCGCCGAGGCTCTCCATACGCCCGTTGTCCAGCATGGTGAACATAGAGAGTTCATTCAACAAGGTGTTCATGTGTCTCTTTGTCGATCCTTCATCTGAGTATGGTATGAGAAGATGCTTCTGCTCAAAGTGCAATTGAAGCGTATGTATCAGTGCCTCTTTCTTCATTCTATTCATGTTGAAGGGCTTGATAGGCAAATCGCTTATTTCATTCAAAACTTGATTGAATGCCATGGCGAAGTTGTTAGTCTCCAGTTCTATGATGACTGGATTGAATCTCGCATTGAGTTCTATTATCTTGTCAATCTGAGAACTGAAATCCATGCCTTTCTCATGGTGAACATGGACAATGTGCTTCTTCCTGTTCTCATCCATGGCAATGACCATCATGCATGTGTAGTCAGCACTTCTATTGGCGCTGATAGCCGGATCCCATCCAATGTAGTAGTTGTATTCACCATCCGGTTCAGGATAGTAAGATAGAGACAGAGAATCATCCTTCGCACCTTCCAACATCTCCTCTGGGAAGAGACTCGCCTCGCTTGCAATGGGTTTGCATAGATACTCGCGGGTGAACGCTATTGATGTCATCTCGCTCCTTCTCTGATTGAGGGCGTCTATGTTCCACCTCTCAGGCCACAGCGGTTCGCCAGTCGCCTCGTTTATGGCAGGATACTCCTTGACGGCGTATCCATCCAACTTCTTCAACTCCGAATACAGGTCCGTGTATGAGAACGGTGTGCCTACGATGCATAGTTGGGCAGTGTGGTGCAGAACGGGTAGTAGGGCGGTATAGAACCATGTGGATATATGCTTCAATTGGGTCTGAGCCTCGCTTGAAAGTATATCATCGAGGACAACTATGTCTGGGTGGGCTCCACGAACGGCCTTGCCAACGGACATGGCTCGTATGGATGACTTGTTCGACATTTTGAACAACTGCTTCGCCCATCCTCTCTTGGGCTTGAGATGCGCCAGAGCGGGAGTAGTCATGATGAGTTCGTCCATCTTTGCCATGTGATCTATCGACTGATGCTGGCTATGGCTGAAGAAGAGAACCTCTGTGCCGGGGTTGTATGCCATTCTCCAGAGGAGATAGCATCTGAAGAACACAGACTTGCCGTGGTCACGACTGGCTATGACGCATATCTTCTTGTTGTTCTGAGCAGTCTCATACCACTCGTCGTGAAAGTGCGCTAGTTGGAATCCGCATATGTCCTCAAAGAAGAACTTGAAGTCTCGCCTTCCCATGTCGAAATCGACTTTGCTCGTAAGTTCAGCGACGGCCTCACTCATTTCTCCACCCCGTCGGCAGCAAACTCATGTCATCCATGCCGACTGAGTTGTCTTGCCCCATGAATATCGAGGCTGGAAGGAGAGATAGGTCATCCCCCTCAACAGTATCGAAACCGATATCCGGCTTGACTCTCTCTTGTATCGGATGACTCTTGATGATTGGTGACATGGGTTCGGCCATTTCCCTCTTTATGTTGACAACATCAAGGAAGTTCGGATTGTGGAAGGGATTCGCAAATGGGTCCTTGAGAATGAAGGACTTCTGCATTGATCGGATTTCCTCGTATCTCTCATGCGCTTCAGGGAAATAATCCTCTAGTTCGGCAGAATTGTTCAGCAGGGTTTTGTATGCTTCTTCATTACCCTCCTCTGCCAATCTGACTATTCTGTCCACCACATCTCTATCCGTGCCCTCGCTTATCATCGTTGGAATTTTGAAATCATCCTTCTTCTCTGTGGGAGAGGGCTTGGCATATTTACCGGGTTTCCTATCAGCCAGTGTGGGAAGTCTCCCTCCTGTTATTTCTAATAGAGACGCCAAAGCCTGTTGGTAGGTTTTATTTTCTTTCATGGCCCTTCTCACTGCCCTATCCATTTTTTTATTATCTCCGGGGCCAAGCACTGTTTTTCCAAACGCATCACCATACAACATAACAAAGTGGCCCGGAACTATTTCGGGATCATAGAGTTCTCCTGTTAATTGCATGATTGCCGGTTTTGGATTATTTACTGGAAAGTTGTGCGGGTTTCCGGCCATTTCTATCTGAATTGGCGATTTTGTTTTTGCGCCCTTCTTAGACCCTTTAGATGGCGGAGGAACATCGCTCACGACTTTCTTTGAAGTGGCCCTTTTCTTCTTCGGTTTTGGAGCATCTGCTTCTGGAGGCTTTGATGTGACATCCTTCGCCTCCACGGCGATATCCTCGACCTTCGGAGGCTTGCCCTCTGGGGGCTGTGGCATACCTAGTTCTTCTTTCGGCGCGGTAGGTTCCACTTTATTCTCTGGTTGAATTTCAGGAGTTTCTTCTTTTGCCTCTCTAACCTTCGATTCAGGGACTTCCCGTGGATCTTTGGAATCTTCGTCCATTTGACGCCCTTCCATGGGTGGTTGGATTCCTCTTTCTCCTCTGACTTTTCCTCGGACATCTGGCACTGGCACGACGGGTTGCTCTGTTAAGGGTTGTTCAAGAGGGGGCAGTATTCCGAGGTTCCTCAAGTAGTGTTCTTTCTTTTCTCTCGCACGATTCTCTATGAAGTCCAGTATCCCCTTTCTGTGCAGAAAGTGTTCCTCGATGTCGAAGTCGTCCCCTTCGGACTTTGCGACTGACCATGCGAGGTCGAATGGGTCAGACGACATAGGCACTGCGGATCGCCTCCGTTGTCATCCTGCTTCTTATGATCGTCCTGTCGCTCATAGTCTCATACTCTGACCTCAAGAATGGGCTTGCGGCCAAACCATATTGATTGAGGTTTTGCAGATTCTGCCTTCCTAAGTTCCGCTGTCTCATGTTATAAGCGCCACGGGCAAGACCGGAGAGTCCGCCGGTCAGCAAGTTGGACACAACTCCTGTTCCTATACCGCCTTTCGTCTGGGACCTATCTAGGTTCTGTTGATACAAGTTCGCGTATATCTGTTGCATTGGATCTTGGCCTTGTTGACCTTGGGGCTGACCTTGACCTTGTGGTGGATTCCCTCCTTGTGGTGGATTCCCTCCTTGTGGTGGATTCCCTCCTTGTGGTGGATTCCCTC